ATTACTACATACTTTGATAGTGACGAAGATTTAAACAAACTCTCTGCCAGCAAAATTATGCATGATGAAATCGTTGATGTTTGCCAAAGTATTATGAAGGAACTCAACAGCCGTACATTTCAATTGCGTGACTATATTGCTTGGGAGAGGTTCATACAAGGCATAGGTTAATGGCAGATTTGATATTAAAAAAACTTAATGAAGCTTACATTAGGTTTGAATGTGAAAGAAACATAGCACAAGAGTTGAGTGATTATTTCACATTCTATGTTCCTGGTTATCAGTTTACTCCTGCTTACAAGTCTCGTTTGTGGGATGGTAAGATTAGACTGGCTGACTTACGATCATTTAATATCTATCATGGTTTAGTTCCGTACATTCAAAAGTTTTGTGAAGACCGTGAGTACACATTAGAACTAGAAAAAGAAGTTAACATCACAACTAACTTTTCAATACACGAAGCAAAAGAATTTATCACATCTTTAAATTTGCCATTAGAGGTACGTGATTACCAATTAGAAGCATTTGTTAAGGCTGTTCGTAACAGAAGAATGTTGTTGTTGTCTCCGACGGCTTCAGGTAAATCTCTCATTCTCTATTTGATTCTCTCCAAGATACAAGAACAAAATCACTCTAAAGGTTTATTGATTGTGCCAACCACATCGTTGGTTGAACAAATGTATTCCGATTTTAAGTCATATGGTTATGATGTTGATACGTATTGTCATAGACAGTATGCAGGTAAAGATAAACACACAGATAAGTTTTTAACTATCACAACATGGCAATCTATCTACAACAGAGAGAAAGAATACTTTGAACAATTTGATTTTGTACTAGGTGATGAAGCTCACCAGTTTAAAGCAAAGTCTCTGACAACCATACTATCTGGTTGTGTGAATGCGTCCATGCGTGTTGGATGTACTGGAACATTAGATGGCACTCAGACACACAGATTAGTTTTAGAAGGCTTGTTTGGTGCAGTACACAAGGCAACAACAACTAAAGAGTTGATTGAAAACAAACATGCTGCTGAGTTTAAAATTAAATGTATCGTGTTAAAATATCCAGATGTGGTGTGTAAAGAGTCCAGAGATTGGGATTACAACGCTGAAATGGATTACATTGTTGCCAGTAGAAAGAGGAATGATTTTATTAAAAATCTAACTTTATCATTAGAAGGCAACACACTTGTATTATTTCAATATGTAGATAAACATGGTAAGTTTTTATATGAACACATCAAAGATTCTAACACCGATAGAACAATATCATTTGTTTATGGTGGTACTGATGTAGATGAACGGGAGAATGTTCGTGCTGTTACTGAGAAAGAAACCAATGCAATCATTGTTGCATCATATGGAACATTCTCGACAGGTATCAATATTCGCAATCTACACAATGTGATATTTGCATCACCATCTAAGTCCAGAATTAGAAACTTACAATCTATTGGTCGTGTATTACGATTAGGTGATAACAAAGATCAAGCCGTATTATATGATATTGCTGATGATTTTAGAATAGGCAAACATACTAATTATACACTAAAACACTTTGTTGAGAGAGTAAAAATTTATGATGAAGAAAAATTTGAATATAAATTTTACAATGTTGACATAAAATCATAACTTTGAGGCATAAATATAATGTGTTAAAGTATATTTTATAAGGTGTTCATATGCAAATTGTAACAAAAAAAGAAGCAATACATAATAATCAAATCTTCTATTTCACGGGAAAACCATGTGTACATGGACACATATCGGAAAGATTGATTAAAGGTGGAAGTTGCAGAGAATGTAAAAATGATTATGGTTCAAATTATAGAGATCAAAATAGAGAAAAATATAATGAATATTGTAGAACCAAAAAGAAGGAAAATTATTCTACCGAAAAACGTAGAGAAAGTTATATCAAAAATTTAAAAGGTGAGATGTATCAAGCTGCCAAAACAAGAGCAAAAAATAAAAATATTCCCTTTACAATTGATCCAAATGATGTTATAATCCCAGATAATTGTCCTGTTTTTGGAATACCTTTGGATCGAAGAGACAAATTACATACACCTACTTTAGATAGAATAGATAATAAATTAGGATATGTAAAAAATAATATTAAAGTTATTAGTGCAAAAGCAAATAGGTTAAAAAATAACGGAACAATTGAAGACTTTGAAAAAATATTAACATATATGAAAACGTTTAAATGAACAACGAATTATCAATTAAACTCTTTAGGTTGGCAACAGGCGATGACATTATATCCTCGTTTGTTGAAGACATAGAGTCCAGCACTGTTATTCTCCAACACCCTATGAAATTAATTTTCCGTAGGATTCCAACTGGTGCAACTATTTTGGCTATGATGCCTTGGTTGCCTAGTGAGTTGATTAAAGTCGATGCCGCTGTCATCGACCTTGCAGAAATTGTGACTATATTGGAATTGAAAGATGATATGGTTGATTACTATCTGAATGTAGTAGAGAAGTATTTGGCATCAACTGAAAATTCCGAAGAGATTTTCAGAGAGAGATTACTTGGTGCAATGGATCATTCCGATTTGGATAACCTAGAACAAGTAATGGAAGAAAAAAGTAACAGCGTATTACATTAACATGAAACGACAACACCGCAATTATATGATTAAAACAACCAACGTGTCAAGCGTTAAATAAGGCAAATATGAGTACTAAACATTATGTGAACAACGCCGACTTCTTAAAGGCTCTGATTCAATATCGCGAGGATTGTGAAACCGCAAAACTAAACGGCAAAGAAGACCCACAGATTCCAAACTATGTGGGTGAATGCTTCTTGAAAATTGCGGAACACTTGTCCAGAAAGCCAAACTTTATATCCTATTCCTTCCGTGATGAAATGATGGGCGATGGTGTTGAGAATTGCCTTATGTATTTCCGCAACTTTGATCCGGTAAAAAGTAAAAATCCATTTGCTTATTTTACTCAAATCATATATTATGCTTTTCTCAGACGAATTATGCGTGAGAAGAAACAACTGTATGTGAAATATAAGGCTACAGAAATGTTCGGCATATTAGATGAGGGTGAGTTTCTTTCTGATGATGATGGTGCCAACAAACAATTCCAATTGTATGAAAACATCTCCGAATTCATTTACAACTTTGAAGAAAATAAAAAGAAGAAAAAAGAAAGTAAAACAAAAGGACTCGAAAAGTTTATAGAAGAGATTGATGAAGATAAATGAAGCTGGCAATTATAAATGATACGCACGCTGGTGCTCGTGGTGATAGTTTACCATTTAATGAATACTTCTTTAAGTTCTGGGAAGGCACATTCTTTCCTTATCTGAAAGAACATGGCATCAAACATATTTGTCACCTTGGTGATGTGGTAGACCGAAGAAAGTTTATCAACTATGTTATTTTGAATTCGTGGCGCAAACGATTCTTTGATGTGTTGGCTGCAAATGATATTACAATGGATGTAATTGTAGGCAACCACGATGTGACCTACAAGAACACAAATGAAATCAATGCGATGAATGAATTGTTCAACCACTATGATAATATTCAGGTAATGATAGAACCACGTTTGATGAACTATGATGGCACCAATGTACTGATGGTGCCTTGGATTAATTCCAGTAATTATCAGGCAACGCTGGACGAAGTAAAGAATACACCTGCACAGATTGTATTTGGTCACTTTGAGATTGCTGGCTTTGAAATGGACAAAGGCAACATTTGTCATACTGGTTTGGAAAAGAAGATGTTTGATCGATTCGATATTGTGCTATCGGGACACTTTCACCACAAATCAAGTGATGGTAATATATCATACTTGGGCAACCAATATGAAATGACTTGGGCTGATTACAATGACCAGCGTGGCTTTCATATCTTTGATACCGACACTAGAGAGTTGACATTCGTACCGAATCCACATAAGATGTTTCATAAGATAACATATGATGATGGATTACAATCGTTTGAAGATTGGAAGACACACAACTATACCGAATATAAAGATTGTTATATTAAAGTTGTTGTGATAAACAAACAGAATCCTTATCTGTTCGATACGGTACTCGACAATCTTTATAAGTGTGGTGCAGCTGATATCTCCATTGTGGAAGACTTCAATGATTATGATACCGACATTGATGCCGACATTGTAGATCAGGCAGAAGACACAATGACCATACTGTCAAAGTACATAGATAACTTGACACTTAATGTGGAACGTGATAAACTCAAGAACTTAATGAAAGAATTATACGTTGAGGCATTGAATACAGAAACTTCAGAATGATTATTTTTAGATATGTAAAATGGAGAATTGAATTATTATAAATAATGGTAAGGAGAATACCAATGAAATTCAATACTTTATCAGAAGAACACTTAGAATTAATAAAAGATACCACTAAAACTGGCCAAGAAATTTGTAATATTATAGGATGTGGAATTATTACCGTATCTCGATGGAGAAAAAAATTAAATGTTGATGTTAAAAAAGGTTGTAAAGTTGGCAAAAGTAAACCTTGGTCTTTAAAACAAAAAGAAGTTATTTGTGCCACTTGCAATAATATTTTTCATATCAATTTTGCTGCACATAGAAAATATTGTTCTCGAAAATGTATGCATAAAAATGAAGATTATTTAAATACTATAAGAAGTGTGGATCGTTCGTATATGCAAACAGAAGAATATAAAAAAACAAGATTTAAGAAAGATACACCAGAATTTAGAAGATATAGAAATAGAGTTACAAAATTAACAGAACAAACATATATGATGAATAAAAAAATAATTAATCCTAATGGATATAAGAGAACACTTGCTGGCATAGAAGATGGTTATCATCTGGATCATATCATATCTTGCAAAAAAGGATTTGAAAATAACATTTCGGCCGAAGAAATATCTGAAATTGGCAACTTACAAATGTTGCCTTGGAGAGAAAATATTGTAAAAGGCAAAAAATAATATGCTTGTTTTTCGTTATATTCGTTGGAAGAATTTTCTATCCACTGGCAACAGTTGGACTGAAATCAAGTTGGACAACTCACACAACACACTAGTAGTCGGTGAAAATGGTTCAGGCAAGAGCACAATGTTAGATGCATTGTGTTTCTCTTTGTTTGGCAAACCATTTCGCAGCATTAACAAACCCCAACTTGTAAATTCAATCAATGGCAAAGATGCTGTGGTTGAAGTTGGTTTTGATACCGCTAACAAATCATATAAGATTGTTCGTGGTATCAAACCAAATGTATTTGAAATTTATCAAGACGGTGTTCTAATCAATCAAGAAGCCGCAATGCGTGACTACCAAGAATTCTTAGAGAAGTTTATTCTCAAGTTGAATTACAAATCATTTACTCAGATTGTGATTCTTGGTTCGGCATCATTCACACCATTTATGCAGTTGTCTCCAGGTGATCGCAGGTCTA